GTTGAACGTTCGCGGAGTACCCAGCACAGCATTGACGTTGAGTCGGCCACGGCGAAGCGAGTCTGTGCTTGCGCGCTCACGCGCGTCAGCGAACAGGAAGCCCTGAAGAAGATCGGCTGTGTTGCCAATCGTCAAGTCTTGATTGAAACCGCCAGAGGCGTCCATGTCCGTGACAACGCCTTTCTTGCGCTGGCGGGAAGGGTTGATGGGGTTGCGAGCGACGGTGGAAATGTTGGAGCCAAAATCGCTGTAGCTGTTCGGCTCAAGCGGGCGCCAGATAGGAGCGAAAGGAAGCTGACCAAGACAACGCTCTTCAGCGTAGCGCAAGCCAGTCAGGTTGGAGTCAATTTTGCGTGGCGGGCAGATAGGCATTTGAGTTACCTCATTTCATCGTAGGAAAACTGGATGGATGCGTTTGCTTGATAGTGAGGGCCGTCAATACCGACCTCACGATGGGTGGCGTTGCGGAACCAAACACCAGACTGCGTGCTTGATCCTTGGTAAGCGTCCCTGATCGTTTCAGCCATCCTCTGTGCGAGAGTCTTGCCGCCATGATCAAGTAAGCCGAAGCACTGGACGATGATCTGCCCTTCTCGACGCCACCGGCGCTGTCCATCTGTATTAGCAAGCGATGCCTGCATGCCTTCTGAGTGCTGGAACGTCCAGCGGAACCAAGAAGCGTTTGACGGCGGAGGAGAGTTTACTTGAACGCCATCGAACCGCTGTTGTGCTGCAGGCCACAAGAGCGTCGCAGCATCGATGAAGATGGTTGCGCATTCACGCTCAGCCTGTTGCGAGGTACAAGTCATCGGCGCACCTGAACTTCAAAGAAGATGTTGGTGCCATCAGGATCAAGCGCGATGACTTGAATGATTCTATAGAGATCACCATTCGCGCGCGTGATCGAGCCTTGAAGATTAGGAGGCTGCGTCAAACCTTTCGCAGCCATCAACACCTTCTTGTCTTCGCGCTGAATCTCTGTACCGTCTTTGTAAGAGAACCCAGCCTCACTCCCTTTGTAGTTGAGGAACACTGCGCGCGCGCTCAGCATCGTAAAGGTAGAGACGCCAACCTCATTCGGGAAGAGGATGTTTGGCGTTGCTGTCTGAAATAGCTTGAGACCTACTTGCTCACCGTTCGCGTCGATGAGCTGCTTGGCTAGATCGAGAGCCCAAGTGAAGTTTGTCACTTCAGACTCTCATCGTGCGAAGGCCAACGCCTCCGCCGCAAGCGGCGAATAGCGGAGCCAGTAGCCCGTCAACGATAGGGAAGGAAGGCGAGTACAGACCGCCCATCCCCAAATCTTTCGGAGTCATGAACTCTCGCTCGATGACGTCCAGCTTCTCACGCTTGACAACGCGGCCATCACTCGACGGCATCAACGAGTTGCCCGCAAAGACTTCAAGCGACAAGGCCATCTGCGCCGCCTTTAGCTCGACAGGGATGACATCGCTGGGGAGTAGATAAGAGCAGTCCAGTGTAACGCCTGTACGTGGCCACTGCAGAGCCTGAATCGCAGGGTAAGTTTTCCGGCCTTGGTACTTGGAGCGCTGAGCCTCAAGGTAATCCATGGCGCTGATCAAAGCAGCTGTCACTAGCTCCTCATCGTCAGGCGGCAAGATGCCGCGCGCTTCAGCATATGCGATAGTTTCAGCTGCCGTCGCGTAGCTGTTCGCGTTGATGAGGCCAGTACCATCTTCAATGATCAGCGTCATGGGGTCTATCCTCTTGCGTGGTTGTTATTACTGGCTGAGGTAGTCCGTGTACAACTCCACGAGACGCGCCTTGTTTGCGTCCGTTTCGTAGTCCACGCCAGCAGCGTCCAGAGCTTCGCGAAGCTCAGCCACTTTCAGCTTGCCAGGCTCAACCGTCTCACCATCGTCTTGCGCTTTGTGACGCAACGCAATCGAGCCGTCGATATCCATGGCATCGCGGTTGAGCTCAGCAATGTTGCTGTCCGGCCAGCGGTCGCGGCTGGCCACGCTGAAGTGACGATCAACGCCAGGCTCTTCATCGTTGCGATTGACAGGCGCTGATACGCGATTCTTCGCCTCCTTGGGGGTGGTGTCTTCGCGCGCTGGGTCGTGAATGGGCGGAGCTTCGATTGCCTTGAAATGTTTGGTCTTGGCCATGATTCTTTCTCCTGTGCCTATGATTAGGCGTTGGTGACGTAGAACGCCATGGGAATCTTCTTACGGTCGAGCACACGCGCCCAGTTGGTAGCCAGCTGGAGGTTTGCCCAAGTGGGGGAAAGGCCTGGCGCGGTGATCGTGGCGGACAAGAAGTCGAAACCGCCCGGATGGATCAGCCAAGTCTTGCGGCTCCACAGCACCTCAACACCGCCGCCGTTCGCACGGTCAGCGTAACGCTCCACTTCAGCGGGAACCTTCGGCGTCCCGCGACCGTAGCCAATCGCACCCTGACCGAACAGGATGGACAGGAACTTGCGGTTGATGCCCGTTCCAAACGTCGGCATACCATCGTCAACGATGACGCGGGTGCCCATGTAGGAGGAGTACATCAAATTGCCCTCAGCATCACGGACGAACTCGATGAGCTGATCTTTCACCATCTTGCGCATGATGACCGAGTGGACAGCGAGAACGCCAAGCTGACCAGCAGCATCGCCAAGCGTGTACTGAGCATCGATGAACGAGGAAGCGCCGAAGCGGTTGGCCTCAACGATGGTGTTGAGAACCTGGCTGCTGACGTCAACGGTCATGTCGCCAGTGTTGGCTGCGATGTTGTCGTTGTAGAGGCCAATGGCCACCGCAAGGATGCGACGCTGGAACTGCCTGTCCCAGTAAGAGTCAACGCGGTTGGAGATACGCAGCATGGGATCACTGCCGGCAAGCTCCTTGTTCAGATCGGAAGAACTGAAGCCCTCGTTGAGATAGGAGATGCGCGACGTCATCTCACCGCTGTTGATCTTCTGCGGCGCAGCGATGTCGGTGAAGGCGGTGTTGCTGTAGTTGGGTTCGATGTTCGCATCGAGGTCATTCCAGAAAGGAACGGTGGTCAGGAATCCGCCAGCCTTGGCGCGCGCATCGAGCTCAGGATTGAGCGCGACAACGCCAGATTCAACAAACGCGGTTTTCTCAACCGAATCGTTGACCTGATAGGAAGCGAAAACTTCCGGGACGAAAATGTCGATGAGTTCAGTGTTCATTCAGTGTACCTCTTGGGATGGTGTGGGCAGCTTAGGAGTAGCTGCTTGCGGATGCCTTCTGAGCCTCAGAGAGAGCGGAGCGGAAGCCTTGCGGGTCATCCTTCGCAAACTGAGTGCGCTCAACGTCGTTCATGTCTTTCAACTTCTTTGGGGCACCGCCACCATTACCACTTCCGCCTCCGGCACCGCCGCCAGCAGCCTTGCTTCCCGTCAGAATGGCTGCGAAGGCTTTGTTGCCCAGCAACTCTTTCTTCAGGTCATCAATCGTAGACGCAGAAGGCTTGCCTTCGCGATCCACGACTCGCACAACGTGTACATCGCCTTCCCCAGCTTCCATCTTCAGTCGGCTGCGGATGTGTGGAAGCAAAATCTCCACGTACTCCGTCTTGGCGGCAACTTCATTGGCCATCGACATCGCCTGACCATCAAGCAGAAGCCGTTCGAGAGATGAGGTCAGCAGCTTGATCTTGTCTTGGTAAGAGGCATCCGACTTCGCGTGCCTGTCTTTGTAGGACTGCTCAAGGCGCTCGACATCGCCCTTTGGAATGCCACTCTTCTTCAGATCGTCAATCTCAGATCGGGCAACTTCAAGTTCCGAAGTCACTCGCAATGATTCCTCTTTCGCCTTGCGAGCGTTTTCCTTCTCATAGTCTTTGGCGCGCTTGAGTGCCCCAACTCCATGATGGTCATCGATACCCTCAATGTCCAGGTGGAACTTACCGTCGTGCTCCTTGTACTGAGCTTGGAGAGCTTCTGGAACACCGTCCAGATTGGCGAGAACTGACTTCAGTGGCATTTTCAAATCCTTGTTTTTGAACAGCGACACGCTGTTGGCTGGAGTATATCGAAGGAACTGCGCTGAGAGAAGTACAGCGGATCAAATTCCAG